AACCCCCCCCAACGGGAACCCAGACACTGTGACACTCCAAAAAAAGGAAGGGGCCCATAGCGTGCAGATCATCAACAACAAAACCGAACTCGCGCCCCTTGACGCCGTACGCCCGCACCCGCGCAACCCGCGCCAGGGCGACACCGGCGCGATACACGAAAGCATCCAGGCTAACGGCTTTTACGGCGCGATCATCGCGCAGAAGAGCACGGGCTTCATCCTCGCTGGTAATCACAGGTGGCAAGCCGCGCAGCAGGCCGGCGCTACTGAGGTGCCCGTCACGTGGGTTGACGTTGACGACGACCACGCCCTCCGCATCCTGCTCGCGGATAACCGCACGAACGACCTCGCCGCGTACGACGACCACGCCCTCGCGGAACTCCTGCGGGAGATTCACGAGGCGCACGGGAACCTCATAGGCACCGGGTACGACGGCGACGACCTCGACCAACTACTCGCAGACCTCGGGGAAGAACCCGACCGCGGCGCAGCGCCAGAAGCACAAATAGACCGCGCCGACGAACTCCGCAAGGAATGGGGAACCGAACTGGGGCAACTCTGGCAGATCGGCCCACACCGCCTCATCTGCGGAGACAGCACCAAACCCGAAACGTACGAACGACTCATGAACGGCGCTAAGGCCAACATGGTCTTCACCGACCCCCCGTGGAACGTAGCCATCGGCGGCGACAACAACCCCCGCCACCGCCAACGCGAAGGGCTCGAGAACGACGATCTCCCCCCCGAAGCGTTCCAGGCGTTCCTCCGCGGCTTCGCCACCGCTCTCACGCCTCACCTGGAAGGCGACCTGTACTGCGTGCTAGGCGCCTCCGAATGGCCCACCCTCGACAGCACGCTACGCAGCGTCGGATACCACTGGTCAGCCACCATCATCTGGGCCAAAGACCAGTTCGTGTTGGGCCGCAGTAAGTACCACCGCCGCTATGAACCCATCTGGTACGGATGGCAGAAGAAGGGTAAGAGCAGCTACGTCGGCACCCGCAAGGAGGACGACGTGTGGGAGATACCCCGCCCAACCGTTTCTGACGAGCACCCGACGATGAAACCAGTCGAGCTGCCAGAACGAGCCATCACGAACTCTGCGAGCCGAGGCGGCATCGTGCTAGAGCCTTTCGCGGGCGCAGGATCAACGATGCTCGCCGCCGAACGAGTAGGCCGCGTGGCGTACGGCATCGAGCTAGCCCCCAAGTATGTCGCAGTCATCCTCCAGCGGTTCTCCGACGCTGGCCTCACCCCGGAGCTGGCCGAATGAGGCTCATCACCGCTGAAAGCGTCACCTCGGGGCACCCCGACAAGCTCGCAGACCGCATCAGCGACAGCGTCCTCGACGCCGTACTCACGCAAGACCCCCACGGGCGCGTCGCCGTCGAAACGCTACTCGCCCGCGGCGCCGCGTTCGTAGCTGGCGAGGTCACCACCACCGCAACCGTCGACGTGCAATCCATAGTCCGCCGCGCCGTCCGCGACGTGGGATACACGCACGCGGAGTACGGCTTCGACGCTGACCACTCCGCCGTGCTCATAGCGCTCAATGAGCAATCACCCGACATAGCGCAAGGCGTTAACCAAGCGCAAGGCGCCCCCAGCAGCGACGCCTACGATCTGACCGGCGCCGGCGACCAGGGCCTCATGTTCGGCTACGCCGTCGACGAGACGCCCGAGCTGATGCCACTACCAATCACGCTCGCGCATCGCCTGGTTGAACGCCTCGCGCAAGTGCGGCGCGACGGCATCCTGCCGTACCTGCGCCCTGACGGCAAGGCGCAAGTCACGCTCGAGTACCAGGGCGACCGCGCCGTGCGTATCGCCGCACTCGTCCTCAGCGCCCAGCACCACCCCGACATTGACCACCCGACCCTAGCAACCGACCTTGAGCGCGAGGTAATCCGTCACGCGGCTCCACTCGGAATGCTGGACGGGCGCACGCGCCTCCACATCAACCCCACCGGAAGGTTCGTAACCGGAGGCCCTCAAGCGGATGCTGGTCTTACCGGCCGAAAGATCATTGTTGACACCTACGGCGGCGCAGCGCCGCATGGCGGCGGCGCCTTCAGCGGTAAGGACCCAACGAAGGTTGACCGCTCCGCCAGCTACTACGCCCGCTACATCGCCAAGAACGTGGTGGCTGCGGAACTTGCGCGCCGTTGCCAGGTTCAACTCGCCTACGCCATCGGAGTGGCGCGCCCCGTGGGTCTGTACGTCGACACCTTCGGCACGGGCGTCATACCCGACGAGCGCCTGGCGGACTTGGTGCAGGCCACGTTCGACGCGCGGCCAGCCGCCATCATCGAGCAGCTCGGCCTGCTGCGGCCCATCTACGCCGCCACCAGCGCCTACGGGCACTTCGGGCGCCCCGACTTCCCGTGGGAAGCGACCGAGCGCGTGGAGGAGCTAAGGGCGCATGCGTGAGGAAACCCGCTGGTACCACTACCCTGGGCGCGCGCTGTCGTTCAAAGGAGCGCGGCTGCGGCCGTATTACCGCGCCGGCAAACCTCACTTGCTCCGCGCTGATGGTTCGCCGTTCACGTTGGACTTCCTAGAGCAGCTGTTCCGCCTGAGGCCGCACCCACGGCCCATCATTGGTGACCCGTAAGGAGGTGACCCGCTGATGAGCAAACCCGCTCGCCTCAAAGCAGCCGACTACGCGCAAGCCATCACCGAAGCGCAGGGCCTCGTCAGCGTCGCCGCCCGCCGCCTCGGCGTCAGCCGCAGCGCCGTCTACGCAGCCGTCAACCGCCACAAGCGCGTCGCGGAAGCCCTGCAGGACGCCCGCGAGCGCACCACCGACCTCGCGGAAGGCAAACTGTACGGCAAGATCAACGACGGCGATATCACGGCCATCATCTTCTACCTCAAGACGCAGGCTAAGGCTCGCGGGTATGTGGAGCGGCAGGAGCGCGTGCATAGCGGCACCCTGGACGTGCGGCGCCTCACGGACGAGGAACTAACCGCGCTCATTGAGGATGGTTGACTTCCGCACGCGTGCCGCCGCCGAACTCGAGTTAAGGCGCCGCCGTCGCGAACGCAGGAAGCCGCCGCCGTTAGCTGACTTCATTGCTCAATCACCTAACCGCGTTCCCCCGTCGCACCTTGAGCCGCTCCTGAGTTTGTTTGAACGCATCGCGGCTGGTGAGCAGGTTCGCGCGCTTGTGAGCACCCCACCACAGCACGGCAAAAGCGAGACGGTGCTGCACGGGCTGGTGTGGTTGATGCTTCAACGGCCTGGTCTTAGGCATGCGTTCGCGACTTACGCGCAGGCGTTCACGCGTGACCAATCGAGCATCGCGAGTCGCGCGGCCGACCTTCACGGCTTAGCCCTCACGCGTTCGACGCTTGATCGTTGGGAGACGCCGGATGGCGGCGCGGTCGCGTGGACGAGTCGGGGTGGCCCGTTGACGGGCAGGCCCGTGGATGGCCTGCTACTCGTTGACGACCTGCTCAAGGACCGCGAGGAAGCCAACAGCCTCCTGATTCGCACCAAGGCCATGAGCTGGCTCAGCTCCACCGCGTTCACGCGCATGCACCCCGGCGCGAGCGTCATACTCGTGGCGACCAGGTGGCACCTTGACGACCCGACCGGGCAGTTCCTCCACGCCCAACCAGGCAAGTGGGAGTACATCAAGCTCCCCGCTATCACCGCCGACGGCACCGCCTTGTGGCCCGCTGAGCGGCCCCTAGAGTGGCTGGAAGCGCAACGCGAGATGCTCCTACCCGAGGACTGGTCGGCGCTGTACATGTGCGAGCCGGTCAAGGCGGGCGCTAGCGTCTTCAAGGACACCACGTACTACGAGGCGTTGCCTGACAAGCCGTACCGTGAGGCGCACGGCTTCGACGCCGCGTACACCGCCAAGACCACCAGTGATGCGACCGTCACGATCACCGGGCGCCTGATTGACGGCAGAATCTACGTCACCAACCTCATCCACGACCGCCTCGAACCCATGCACTACATCCCCCTCATGCGCGCCGCTGGCGTCAACCGCGTCACGTGGTTGACGCCAGGCACCGAACGCGGGTTGGAAGAGCTGCTCAAGCGCGAGGGCATCCAAGTCACGGCCATCACCGCCACCACCGACAAGCTCAGCCGCGCGTACCCCGCCGCCACCGCGTGGAACCGCGGCGAGATCCTACTCCCGAAGCATGCGAACTTCACACCCAAGATCGAGTCGGAACTAACCCAGTTCACGGGCCTCGGTGACGCGCACGACGACATCGTGGACGCCCTAGCCGGGCTGCATCACGCGCTGGTAGGCAACCAAGGCCCTAGCGAGCAAGCACGCCGCGCGCTTGCCGCGTGGTGAGAGAGGACGGCACACATGTTTGATTTGAAGTCCGCTTACGTTCGCGCCGTCCTGATGGGCGTCACCACCAGAGTGCAACGCGCCGCCGAGGCGCTGGATTGGGCGGACGGGCAGCAGACCCTCAACCCGCTGGAGCTCGCGCCGGCGCTCAAGACGCAAGAAGACCGCGTGGCGTGGGAGCGGTTCGTTAAGCAAGTGCAAGGCATGGGGCCACGCGCATTCGCCCACAAGAGGACCAGCGCTATCGGTAGCGTCAGTTGGGGAGGCGATGACCCGCAAGGCATCGACGAGCAACTGCGCCGCCTGAACCTCGATAAGCTCGCCGCCGCGTGCCTTAAGACGCTCGTGTCGTTCGGCATTGCTGGATTGTTGCCGCATCAACCAGAGGCGGGCGCACCGCGCCTACAACGCATGGGCGGTTACATCGAACCCTTGTACGCCGAGGATGATGTGAGTGGCGACCCAGCCGCGTGGCTGCAAGTGCTGTCCGAAGGTAGCGGCAATAAGTACCGCCTGCGCGTGTACACACCTAACCTGGACGACTCCACTCGCGGCCTGCTGCAAGAGTGGCGGCAAGCGAACGCTCCGTACGAGATTGG